GGAGACCGATCGAGGTTGACACCACGAGTTGTTGAGCGTCGACCGAATGATCAAGCTCCCTGGAGGATCTAATGGGAACCATTCTTGAAGACACTAAGAAGGCAATCGGCATTATGCCGGGATATGATGTCTTCGATGACCAGATCCTCATGCACATCAACACTGCACGGATGGATCTCGCACAATTGGGGCCAAAATGCGATGTCCCAATTGAGAAAGATACGGCCTGGACCGTCTTCGATCAGATCGACGACGAGGCAGCCATCAAGTCATACATCGCCATGAAGGTTAAGCTGTTCTTCGACCCACCGGGGAACTCCTTCTTGGTATCGGCATACCAGAAGCTGATCGAGGAGGCAGCATGGCGACTGATCTATCAGACCGAGGGGAAGCAGAGGTAGAAGACCTCGTTCACCACGGCGTAAAGGGCCAGCGATGGGGCGTCATTCGTAAGAAGGCTTCCGCCGGACGTGTCGCAACAGCTAGAGCCCTCAAGAAGACTGGGCGTTTCACTGTGGACGCTAGTCGAAAGACAGCATCCAGCGTCCGGAAGGCTAAGCAGGCTCATGAAGCACGAGTTGCCGGAAAGGTCGAAGCCAAGAAGGCAGCAAAGGCCCGAAAGAAGTTCGCAAACCGCGGATATAAGAAGATCAGCGACACCGAACTCCAGTCTCGAATTAAGCGGCTGGAGCAAGAGAAACGCTATCGGGAGCTCAAGGCCGATCGCCACCTGGTTCGAGGTCGTGAAGTCACTAGATCGATCCTCGAGAACTCTCTGACTAAGGCTGGTACGTACGCAGCAACCAAGGCCATGAAAACCGCCTTCGATAAGTCGTTCGATACTGGTAAGGAAGGGAAGTCCGCAGCCGAGACTCTTAAGAAGGCGGCGGAGAAGGCTAAGGAAGCCGCTGAAGCAGCTTCAGTTGTAGCCGAGGAGACTAAGAAGGAAGCCAAATCTATTGGCGGTCCCGCTATCAAGAAGGCTCCCGAACGTAAACAGATCGAGAAGCCGAAGTCGTTCAAGCAGACTAAGCCCTCGCCCAAGAAGAAGCGGTACCCTCGTAACCCGGGGAGCACTGCTAAGTAATGCTCTCGAACACCGCAGTACCAAAATACTACGGGCAGTTTCGTGATGCAGTCATCCGAGGCGAGATTCCAGTATGTGAAGAGATCTCATGCGAGATGAACCGGATTGACGCACTTGTCGCCAATCCAGAATACTACTACGATGATCAAGCCGTAGAAGGATTCATCGCATACTGCGAGAACGAGCTTACTCTGTCCGACGGAGCCGACCTCCATCTTCTAGACAGCTTCAAGCTCTGGGCCGAACAGCTACTTGGATGGTACTACTTCGAGGATCGCCAGGTCTTCGTCCCATACGAGGACGGAGTAGGCGGTCACTATGAGACCAAAACCGTAAAGAAGCGCCTTACAATCAAGCAGTATCTGATCGTTGCTCGTGGAGCGGCGAAGTCGATGTATATGTCTCTGATCCAGAACTACTTCCTGGTGATTGATACTACCACGACACATCAGATCGCTACGGCTCCGACTATGAAGCAGGCTGAAGAGGTGATGGGTCCATTCCGGACCGCCATCACTCGAGCCCGAGGTCCGCTGTACAAGTTCCTGACTGAGGGATCCATTCAAAATACAACCGGTGCGAGGGCTAACCGCCAGAAGCTGGTTGCTACGAAGAAAGGTGTGGAGAACTTCCTCACCGGATCCCTCCTCGAGGTTCGACCCATGTCTATCGACAAGCTACAGGGCCTTCGACCCAAGGTTTGTACGGTAGATGAGTGGCTTTCCGGCGACATCCGCGAGGACGTTGTTGGTGCTCTCGAACAGGGTGCCTCAAAGATCGATGACCCGGTCATTCTGGCCGTCTCATCCGAGGGAACCATCCGCAATGCGGTGGGTGACACCATGAAGATGGAGTTGCTCAAAATACTGAAGGGCGAATACATCGCCCCTCACATCTCAATCTTCTACTACAGACTTGATGACATCAAGGAAGTAGCAGATCCTGCTATGTGGGTTAAAGCCCAGCCGAACATTGGTATCACTGTCTCTTATGATCGGTACCAGCAGGACGTCGATCGAATGGAGCAAGCTCCTGCCGCTCGAAATGACATCCTCGCCAAGAGGTTTGGAATCCCTATGGAGGGATACACATACTTCTTTACTTACGAGGAGACGATCCCGCACCGGAAGAACACCTTCTGGAACATGCAGTGCGCTATGGGCGCCGACTTGTCCCAGGGTGATGACTTCTGTGCATTCACCTTCCTATTCCCACTGAGGAATCAGGCTTTTGGTGTAAAGACACTAGCATACATCTCTGAGCTGACGCTCATGAAGTTGCCTGGTGCTTTGCGTCAGAAGTATGATGAGTTCATCCAAGAAGGAAGCCTCCGAGTCATGGAGGGTACCGTCTTGGACATGATGGAAGTTTATGAAGATCTAGACCAGTACATCGATGAACAGAAGTACGACGTCTCGGCATTCGGGTTCGACCCTTATAACGCCAAGGAATTCGTAACCAGGTGGGAGCAGGAGAACGGCCCTTATGGTATCGAGAAGGTCATTCAGGGAGCCAGAACGGAATCGGTACCCCTTGGGGAACTGAAGAAGCTGGCCGCTGAGCGACTCCTCATCTTTGACCAGGAACTCATGTCTTTCACCATGGGTAACTGTGTCACGCTTGAGGATACCAACGGTAACCGAAAGCTGCTGAAGAAGCGCTCGGAAGAGAAGATTGACTCAGTAGCCGCTCTGATGGATGCCTTCGTGGCATACAAGATCAACAAGGAGGCATTCGAATGAGCAAGGAGGTGAAATGGGTTTAACCGACCGATTGAGCCACGCCTGGAATGCATTCACCAGGTCCCCGGACAAGAAGAACTTCACACCCGAGTATGGATCGTGGACGTTTGGAAATCCGAACCTGAACTACCGGCCTGTCGTCGGGGATCAGACGATCGTCACTAGTATCTACAACCAGATCGCTATCGACGTATCGAACGTCCCTATCCGACATGTCAAGACTGATGAGAACGGTAATCTCAAGAGCTACTACCGTAGCTACTTGGATGACTGTCTGTCTCTGAGTGCCAATATTGATCAGACTGGACAGGGGTTCTTCCAGGATCTCGTCCTGACTCTGTTCGAGGAAGGCGCTGTGGCGATCGTCCCTGTCGATACGGACGTGAGTCCTGATATGACCCAGGGATACGATGTCAAGTCGATGCGTATCGGAACGATCCTGAATTGGTATCCTCGCCACGTCCGGGTGGAGGTCTACAACGACCAAACTGGACAGCGAGAGCAGCTGACGCTTGACAAGGAATTCGTTGCTATTGTGCAGAATCCTCTGTACAGTGTGATGAACGCTCCTAGCTCGACTCTACAGCGACTGACTCAGAAGCTGCATCTGCTCGATGCTATCGACAAGCAGTCTGGATCCGGTAAGCTGGACATCATCATTCAGCTTCCATACGTCGTCAAGACTGAGCTCAAGAAGCAGCAGGCCGAGGCACGCCGTAAGGCGATTGAGGAACAGCTCGCAGGGTCTCAGTACGGTATCGCTTATACCGATGGTGCCGAGCGAATCACTCAGCTGAACCGACCTTCAGAGAACAACCTCATGAGTCAGATCCAGTGGCTCACTACCCAGCTGTACAACCAGCTCGGAATGACTGAGGATGTCTTCACCGGCAAGGCCGATGCTCGACAGATGCTGAACTACCAGAACCGAACGGTTCGTCCAGTTCTGAAGGCGATCACGGACGCTATCACCCGGACCTTCCTCACCAAGACTGCCCGAACGCAGCGTCAGCGGATCATGGCGATCGAGGATCCGTTCCTCAATGTCCCGCTGGAGGAGATGTCCAAGCTGGTCGACTCTGTCAAGCGCAATGAGATTGGTACGGCCAATGAGCTTCGCCCGAAGTTCGGCTGGGCCCAGTCCGAAGACGAGACAGCGAACCAGTTGGTGAACTCCAACATCAATCCGATGGGCGAGGAACAGCCGCCTGGTGAAGAGCCAGTCGACGAGACCCCTGCATCGGAGGTACCAATTTCCGAACTGATGGAGAGTAGTCAAAATGGCAGTTAAGTGCGATTTCTCTGGCTACGCCACGAAGAATGATGTTCGGTGCTCGGACAACAAGATCATCCGGCACGGGGCATTCGCGGCGTACGATGGGAAGACCGTACCTCTGGTCTGGCAGCACAAGCACGGAGACGTAGAGAACGTCCTCGGGCACGCCGACCTGGAGGTCCGAGAGGATGGGGTCTACGCCTACGCCCATCTGAACAACACCGATCGTGGCCGGACCGCTCGAGAGATGGTCAAGAACGGCGACATCAAGGCGATGAGTATCTATGCCACCCATGTTCGCGCTAAGGGCAATGACGTTGTCCATGGCGAGCTCGTTGAGGTGAGCCTGGTGCTCCGTGGCGCCAACCCTGGTGCTCTCATCGACCAGGTCTCCATCGAGCATGGTGACAATGGCGCTGAGATTGAGGCTGTCATCTACACGGATGCGCAGCTGGACTTCGTCTCTCACGGTGATGAGGACGAGGATGAGGACTTCGAGGCGGAGGAGACGGACGACGTCGAGCACGCTGAGGAGGAGCCGGAGGCCGATGAGGCTGAGGGCGACGAGGACGACCCCACGCTCGGGGAGATCTTCGAAGGGATGACAGAGGAGCAGAAGACGGCGGTTTATGCCATCGTCGGACAGCTCGTCGATTCCGTAGATGAAGAGGCGGAGGAGTCTGAGACCGAAGAGGTCGAGGACACCGCCCATTCCGACACAACTGAGGATACTATGGCTCACAAGAACGTGTTTGAGGGCTCCGCTACCACCGAGGAGCTCCCCGTCCTGACTCACGCCCAGGTCGAGACCATCTTCGAGGACGCTCGCTCTAGCGGCTCCCTGAAGCAGGCCATCCTGGCTCACGCCGACGCCTACGGCATTAAGCAGATTGAGACCCTCTTCCCCGAGGCCAAGGATCTGTGGAACCAGCCGGAGTTTATCAAGCGCAAGACCGATTGGGTCAACTCCGTCGTCGGCGCTGCCAAGCACTCGCCCTTCTCCCGTATTCGCACCCGCTTCGCCGACATCACCGCGGACGAGGCCCGGGCCCGCGGTTACATTAAGGGCAATAAGAAGGAAGACGAGGTCTTCACGTTGCTGCAGCGTGTTACCTCGCCGACCACCATCTATAAGAAGCAGAGGTTGGATAGGGACGACATCCTCGACATCACTGACTTCGATGTCGTCTCCTACATTCGCGGCGAGATGAAGATCATGCTTGAGGAGGAGCTCGGTCGGGCCGTCCTCATCGGCGATGGTCGTCAGGCTTCCTCCAAGGACAAGATCAAGGAGGACTGCATCCGCCCGATCTACAAGGAGGACAGCCTCTACGCTCCTCGCGTCATCCTGGCCAAGGAGACCACCACCGAGGACGTCCTGGACTCCATCGTCCGCGCCATGGATGACTACGACGGCGCTGGCAACCCCACCTGGTTCGCTGAGCCCCACATGGTCACCGAGATCCTGCTTCTCAAGGACAAGATGGGTCACCGTCTGTTCCGCAGCGTCTCCGAGCTGGCCGACTATGTCGGCGTCTCGAAGATCGTCAAGGTTCCGCTCATGAAGGGCCTGCAGCGCAGCTCCGCCAAGAACGGCACTGTCGATGCCCTCGGTATCATCGTCAACATGTCCGATTACACCATTGGTGCGGACAAGGGTGGGCAGCTCTTCGCTGCCGAGGACTTCGACATTTCCTTCAACCAGTACCACTACCTGCTGGAGACCCGCCTCTCCGGTGCGCTGACTCACCCGAAGTCGGCCATCATCGTTGAGCGGAAGACCGAGACTGGTAACGTCGTCGCGGAGCCGTGATAGATGGCCAAATTCTTCGGCGAGATAGGATTTGTAACTCAGGTCCAGACCGAGCCGGGAATTTGGGAAGACAAACCAATCGAGAAGCAGTACTATGGCGATGTGTTTCGTGAAGCACGCCGCTTTGGTGCCAGCGATGAGGTTCTGGGGAGTATCAACCTCAGCAACCAGATCAGCATTATCGCTGACGGGTTCTTAACGGATAACATCCAGAACCTCAAGTACGTACGCTGGATGGGGGGACTTTGGAAAATCTCCTATGTGGAACTGAAGTTCCCCCGTCTGGTTCTCGAGTTGACGGGGGTTTATAATGGACCGACGGCTAACTCTCCATGAGAAGCTGGTAGAGATCCTCGGGTCGGACAAGGTCTATTACCAACCACTCCCGTCACTGAAGCTCTCGTATCCATGCATCGTATACGAGCGGCATCCGGGTGATCCGATGTACGCGGACAACATCAAGTATATCAAAGCAAACAGGTTCCAGGTTACTCTGATTGCCCGTCATCCCGAGGACCCGACACGAACGAAGATCGAGGACCTTTTGTTCAGCCGCCATGAGTCTCGACTCGTAGCGGATAACCTCTATCACGACATCTTCGACGTCTACTATTAGGAGTTAACATGGCTGCACTTGTCTGGGACAAGACTGGTGAGCGCCGTATTGAGACTGGTGTCGACCACTGTGCACTCTATGTGTACGACCCGGCCCAGAAGACCTACGGCAAGGGCGTTGCTTGGAACGGTATTACCGCCATCTCCGAGAAGCCCGAGGGCGCTGAGGCTACCGACCTTTACGCCGACAACATTCTGTACCTCTCGATGCTCTCGGCTGAGAAGCTGAAGGCTACCATCGAGGCTTACACCTACCCCGACGAGTTCGAGCAGTGCGACGGTTCCGCCACGCTGACGAAGGGTGTCAAGATCGGTCAGCAGGACCGACTGGCCTTTGGTCTCGTCTACCGCACCAAGATCGGTGACGACGTGGCTGGTCAGGACAAGGGCTACAAGCTCCACGTCCTTTACGGCTGCAAGGCCTCTCCTTCCGAGAAGGGCTACAAGACCGTCAACGACTCTCCCGAGGCGATCTCCTTCTCCTGGGAGCTGTCCACCACTCCGGTCAACGTGTCCGGCGCCAAGCCGACCTCGCTGCTGACCATCTCGTCTCTCGACGTCGACGCCGGTAAGCTGAAGACCCTCGAGGCCAAGCTGTTCGGCTCCGACACCGCTCAGGGTGGAGGCGGGGCTCTCGAGCCCAAGCTCCTCCTGCCGGACGAGATCAAGGCACACTTCGCAGGCTGATATACCACACCGGGGGCTCAGAGACCTAGACTCCTGGGCCCTCGGTGCCTGCAATGCTTATAGTTTCTATCCCGGATCTTGACGGGTTCGACGAGGAGACAGGTACCTTTGTCTCCATGCCTGGCGGAATCCTACACCTGGAGCACAACCTGGTCGCGCTGTCAAAATGGGAGTCGATTACCCATAAACACCTCATCGGTAACGACAAAATCACCGCTGAGGAGATGGCACTCTACATCAAGTGTATGATCACTGATGACGAATACGACCCGTCACTCCTGGATAGGATTCCCCCATCCGAGGTTGAGCGTATCAGTGCATACATGGCTGATACGATGACCGCTACGACAGTCCGTGATACCGGAGATGGGTCTGGATCGGGCGAGTACACCTCATCCGAGTTGATCTACTATTGGATGATCGCTTGCCAGATCCCATTCGAGTGTGAGAAATGGCACATTAACCGACTACTCACACTCATTCGGGTATGTAACCAAAAGAACCAGCCCGATAAGAAGATGTCCCAGTCCGAGATTATGGAACGGAACCGGGAACTCAACAGAGCCAGGCGAGCAAAGCTTGGCTCGAAGGGATAACAATGATCAGTCACGAAGACATTCCCGAGGAGGCGCTTGCTCCGCAGGCCCACATCGGTACTGATCCCATGGAGGACAAGGAGATTCACGTCTCCCAGACTACTGAGGTGATGAAGTGAGCGTCGCAGACAACGTACTCGCTCGCGCCGCAGCGAGGATTGGTTATTATGCACCGGACGACCCTCAGCCAGGATCCGAGGCTGGACGATACTGGGCAGCTCGAACTGGTCAGCAGTGGCTTGCTGGACCGTCCGAAGATGTGTGGTGGTGCATGCTCTTCGTTAGCATGTGTCTGGACGAGTGCGGGCAGATTGACGCTATTGGAGGATTCTCCTTTAACACTGACTACACCGTCAACAAGGTCCGCCAGCACCCTGATGCTTACTTCGTATCGGTTTACGACGCCCGACCGGGCGATGTCGTCATCTACAACTGGGATGGCGGCGGCACGGACCACGTGGGCTTCGTCGAGAAGAACCTTGGCGGAGGCACGCTCCAGACGATTGAGGGGAACACCTCGTCTGGCAGCTATGGCTCTCAGTCTGCTGGGAACGGTGTTTGGCGGCGTGTCCGCAATCAGTCGATCGCTTACGTGATCCGACCTGCATACACCGACTCTCCCAGCAATACTGCTCCTGCTGGCCCCGCGGACATACGTGCGCTGCAGCGTGCAGTCCGGGCGACCCCCGACAATGTCGCCGGGCCGAATACTCGCTCTCGCTGCTACGCGCTTGCCGCGGCCTCCGAGTGGGGCGGGAAGACCTTCCCCTTCGGCGTGGCATTCACGCAGTCCGTGGTCGGCACTGAGCAGGATGGGATTTGGGGTGACGCCTCTGAGGAGGCTCACGACGCAACCGTCGAGGCCGTCCAGGCTGCAGTCGGCGCAGAGGTTGATGGCGTCTACGGCGCCGAGACAAACACCAAGGTGAACGCCCTGCTCGACAGGGCCGAACAGCCGTAGGAGGCTCAAAATGGCAGCGCCATACTGTACTTTAACGGGAACTATTCCTGGAGGAGAGAATGGTCGGGCTACTGTCCGAATCATTCCTGACGTGAAGGGTGCTACGGCTACCGTTGACGGGGCCTCAGTATCTATGCGCGAGCATGTGGTTCGGACAGACCAGGCTGGCGCTGTCAACATCGAGGTGCTGGCTCCGGGCGCTGGAGTAACCCCCTCTGGCGCCTGGACCCACACCATCTACATTGATTCCCCCAAGTTCGACATCGTCAAGCACATCGCTCTGACTCAGGGTGGAACTATTGATATCATGTCCGCCGACCCCACATCCGAGATCTCCCCGCTTCCTTTCGGCGGTGGAGGTGGCGGAGGGGCTGGATCCCCTGGTCCAATCGGCCCTCGAGGACCCAAGGGTGATGTTGGTCCCGCCGGACCTCCGGGGCCTAAGGGTGATGCGGGGGAACGCGGACCAGAAGGCCCTCGAGGTCTTCAGGGTCCCCCTGGACCTGCTGGCGGTGGAGCTGGAGGAACCCCTGTACCTGGCCCCGAAGGACCTAGAGGTCCTGTTGGCCCTCCTGGACCTAAGGGGGAACAAGGAGTCCAGGGTCCTCCCGGACCTAAGGGCGATAACGGACTTCCTGGCCCAGCCGGAGCAAACGGTCAACCTGGACCTAAGGGCGATAATGGTGCAGTTGGACCCGCTGGTCCTCCTGGACCGCAGGGTCCTCCCGGACCTGCTGGAGAGCGTGGTCCCGCCGGTCAGGATGCGGTTACCCCTCAGCTCGACAGATATCTCACTAAGGATGAGGCGGCCAAGACATACGGCGAGAAGGCTGACGTCGAAGACGCACTTCGCCAAACCAACCCGTTCAAGAACGGTGCCCGGTACTATTCTCCGGTAACATACTACTGGCCTGACTACTACCAGGATGGAAAGCCGGGGCAGTTTTCTAAGTGGGCACAGACTCTGAAGTTCCGGGACAACCTCGGATACGTCATCCTTAACCGAAACAGCGGTGATTGGGAGGCTCAGGAGGTAGACTTCCAGAAGCAGGGCGAGCTGGCTCTTGGCGCAGGAGCAAAGAAACTTCTGTTCTACATCAAGACTCAGTACGGCGCCGCCATTAATCCTGATGCTGAGGAGAACCGAGGTATTCCCAATGCTGCAAAGTTCACCAAGGAATACATCCTTGAGCAGCTGAAGCGAGCCAAGCATTGGTATGGTGATCTTGTTCAGGGCGTCTTCCTTGATGAAGTCATTAACGGCTGGGATGCCCGTAAGGATCGACTCCCCTGGTATAAGGATCTGATCGATACGATCCGCCGTGAGAATGGTATCGACTTCGTGATCGCCATCAACACAGGATCCAACATCTCGCAGGCGGTATGCGACCTCGACTTTGACGTCTGTATGATGTTTGAGGGGACAGCTGCGAAGTTCCTCGAGGAGAATCCGACTTCGCCCATTCTTCCAGACCACATGAAGGCCTATCCGTCCACTCGCTGGTGGGCAGTGGTACACTCGGTCACCTCTGAGAACTACCAGAAGGTCTTCGACAAGGCGGACAACCTCGCGATCAGCCACCTCTACGTCACAGACGGCTTCCTCGTTGAGGATCCTCAAAATGGTGGTCAGTGGCACCCAGTGGGGAACCCATACGAGAACCCTCCGGGCGCCGAGATCCGTGAGCTGATCATTCCGTGGCTCAAGGGATACCTGAAGCTCAAGCTGAAGGTCGACAACCTCAAGATTCCTGAGGTCCCGAAGATGATTGTCCTCGGTCCCGATGATCCGGTGCCTGCTGGGACTCCGTCCGGGACGGTGATTGTTAGGCGGGCCAAGTAATGGGTAGCGTATTCCCAGTAATTGGAGCCTGGTGGGGAGGTAACGGCGCTCGAGTAGGGGATGGTCGACTGATCCGAAAAGGATCCAGCTCCACCCCATTCGAGAGTGCTGCCTATACCGTCGGTGATCGCAAGTGGACGGTCGAGATAACGTATACGGCGGATAGAGATACCCAGCTCGCCATGAGAGCGAACTGGTTCCAGGCAGGTAAGCAGAAGACCGATAAACAGGACTTCATCACCACCTGGAATATCCGGGGCGGTACTAATGCGGCGATCAAGTTCGACTTCGAACTTCCGACGAACACATACCCAATGTGGACGCCATCCATTGCGGTTCCGGGTACAGCTCAAGACATTACTATCCATAACTTCAACGTCTATGAGACGCCTAAGCCAGGATTACATGTCCATTTAGCTACTGGTAGCGGATCTGAGGCTAATGGTTTTGGTACTACTTCGCTACGAAGTACCGGTGCTGAGATCGGCGACCTTATAGTTGTATTCTATGCTTCACAGTTTGGAGACACCAAAGCCAGACCTCCTACTGGCTGGGATTTCCAATACAACCGTGACGCCGGTGGGCGATCTGGGTATGTAGCTGTAAAACGGGCTACAAAAGCTGATCTTGACGGTGACTTCAAGTTCAATAGTGATGTCGCCACCAATGCTAGAGAGAACTTTGTCTTATTCTCGATCGGCGGGGTATCCAAGTATAAGATACATACCTGGCAACCAGGTATTCCCACTCTCGATAAGACCAAGAAAAATCTAGTAGCCGTACAATATCACGCACCATCTTCTCGAGATGAACCAGTATGGTATCCCTCAGGTACAGACCCAATCGCTAGAGGCGGTAAACGTAACCGAGGATCCTCGTGGTCGATGACCATCGGAGCACTGGCTTCTTCAGTGAAGGACTCGTATGGCGCTAAGGCTTATGCCTGGGTAGAACTTGAGGAAGAGAATCCAGAACCTCCAGCCGTAGTTGTTCCGGGTATAGAGATTACCGATTCTGGAAATTCCAATCCGGTATTCGTATATTGGAATGGGGAACTGCAGCCGTCTACCATGCGTGCCGTACCAAGAGGATATTCCGATATACACACCATGATGGACACTCGCGGATTCCTCATCGCCCACCGAGGAGGGTCTGTCAGCTGGCCTGAGGCCTCGATTCGAGCATATACCAATGCGGTGATGTTTGGAGCAGGGGCTTTAGAGGTCTCGTGCCAGAAGACGAAGGATGGAGTCTGGTTCCTGAACCACGATCGCACCCTCCAGCGTGTGGATAAGACGGCTCCAGATACCCCCGTCACCGAGATGACATGGGCGGAGATCCAGAAGTTCACCACTATGGGCGAGCCCTTCATGACGGTTGAGGAGTATTTCGCAGCATACGGCTCGAGCCATATTACGGTTCTCGATCCTAAGTATTCCGCGGTTCAGTGGGAGGATCTGAAGAAGTTCTTCCCTTCTGATGCCCACGGTCGAATCATCTGGAAGTTCTCAATCGACGCCGGATGGCTGGCTAATCAGTGGAAGGCGGATGGTTGGAAGTGCTGGGGGTATTCCTACCCGGATCAGGTTACTGATGGCCGGATCAACGAGTGGCACAAGCCATGGGACTACATCGGTATGTCCTTCGATGCCAGCGATGAGGTTTGGAACCGAACTACCGGACTCGGCAAGCCAGTATGGGGGCACATCTGCCCAACCCGAGACGCCTATGACCAGGCTATGGCCAAGGGCGCCATCGGATGTATGGTCTCTGGAGTGGCCAACATCTACTCCGAATCTCTAGTCTAGGAGAATCATGATTACGATCGAGAGCCAGGGAGACTGGAAACTCACCAGGAATTGGTTTGACAGAATGACGAAGTTAGACCTGGCTCTGATCATGAATCAGTTCGGCAAGGAGGGGGTTTCTGCTCTCAAGGCGGCGACCCCCTCCAGGTCGGGCGAGACAGCGGCTAGCTGGAACTACGAAGTCACGAGAACCAGTAACAACTGGCAGATCACCTGGACAAACTCACACGTAAACAACGGCGTAAACATCGCCGTCATCTTGCAATATGGTCACGGTACTCGCAATGGCGGGTATGTCGTCGGCCGAGACTACATCAACCCCGCTATCAGGCCCGTATTCGACAAGATAGCGAAGAAGGCCTGGAAGGAGGTCACTAAGTAGTGGCTACTATTGACGAGCGGGTAGTCTCGCTCAAGATGAATAACAAGCAGTTCCTTTCTGCAATCAAGGAATCCGCGTCTAGTATGGACCGACTCAAGGATTCCCTCAAGATGCAGGGTGCTGCAGACGGTCTCTCTCGTATTGGAGAGATCGCTAAGAACACCACCCTCGGCGATCTGGCCACTAAGGCTCTCGATATCGGCAAGAACATGACTGTCATGCAGGGTCTTGCCGTCACCGCATTCGGTGGAATTGGTGTCGCGGCTCTTAATGCTGGTCGAAGCGTGGTCTCTGGTTTCATCGGAACCATTAAAGACGGCTTTAATGAGTATGAGCTCAAAATGAGAGCAATTCAGACCATTATGGCCAACACAGTCGAGAAGGGAACCACCCTCGGCGAGGTTAAGACCTCCCTGGCCGAGCTGAACACCTATGCCGATAAGACTGTATATAGCTTCAGCGACATGACTCACGCCATTGGTCTGTTCACCGCTGCCGGTGTTGATCTTCAGACATCTGTGGCATCAATTAAGGGTCTGTCCAACCTCGCAGCGGCCTCGGGTTCAACCGCCCAGCAGACAGCCACCGCATACACCCAGCTTTCTCAGGCTATTGCGGCTGGCGCAGTCCACCTTCAGGACTGGAACTCACTAGTCCAGGCAGGTATGGGTGGCGAATCCTTCCGTAACGCTCTTATCGAGACTTCCCGAATGATGGGTACTGGCTACGATGAGGCTATCGCCAAGGACGGCAACTTCCGAGAATCCCTCAAGGAAGACTGGCTTACAGCCCAGGTCATGACGACCACCCTTACTGCTCTGACGAACGACCTGTCCGAGGCTCAGCTTGTTGAGATGGGTTATTCCGAGGAGCAAGCGCATAAACTTAAGCAGTTTGCTCAGGGTGCCTTCGACGCCGCCACCAAGATTCGAACGTTTAGTCAGCTAGTTGACACCACTAAGGAAGCCATTGGTTCTGGATGGGCCGAGACTTTCGAGATCCTGTTTGGAGACTTTGAAGAGGCATCAAATCTGTTTACTGCTATCGGCGACTGGCTCGGTGCAGTTATTAAGTCCAGTGCCGATGCTCGAAACGGGTTCCTACAGATGTGGAAGGATCTCGGTGGTAGGACGGCTCTGGTTCAGGGTCTGGCCAATATCTTCTGGGGCATCGTAAAAGTTCTAGGACAGATCGGAACCGCCTTCCGTCGAGTGTTCATGAATGCTAGTGCCGAAGGTCTAGTTCGCATCACCAAGGCGTTTGAGAACTTCACATCTAAGCTCATCATTACGAATAACTTTGCCGATAAGCTTGAGTGGACGTTTACAGGGGTCTTCTCGATCTTCCATATCTTCGCCACCATCCTCGGCGAGGTAGCTCAGGTCGTCTTTACGGTTGCCTCGCATATTGTCAGTGCGCTATTCCCAGCATTTACCGGGATCAACTCTGGTGTATTCCAGATCACTAAAGTTCTAGGTAAGGCAATCTTCTGGTTTGACCAGTGGTTCACTAAGCTAGACCTTGGCGGAAAGATACTTAAGCTGCTCCTGCCTCCGATTGACCTAGTCGGTAAGGCAATCAAGTGGGTCTCAGACAAGATCCATGACTTCATCATGTGGATTGACTTCACAGGTAAGGTCAAGGGTGCAGGAGATGGGCTCAAGAACCTTGCGTCGAAGTTCGGACTTGTCAAGGACGCTCTTAAGAACTCGGTAATTGGTCGAGAGTTCTCTGCCGCGATGGATTCCATTCACAGTGGAGTAGATAAGGCCAAGTCAAAGGTAAACGAGTTTGCCAACAGTGTCGGGGGCAAGCTTAAGGCTAAACTAGTCTCCGGTAAGGCCGCTCTGTCTGACTACTTCAAGGGATTCAACTTCGGAGACATGTCCTCGGCCGAAGCTATTGTCGCATCCCTCGGGAACAAGTTCGATGAACTCGGTCAGAAGCTAAAGATCTCTGAGAAAGTCCAGTGGCTCAAGGAGAAACTCATTGAGCTGAAGGATGCACTTGTCGATACGTGGAACACTATTCAAAATAGTAGTGTTTGGGACCACCTTGGTAAGGCTTTCTCCGACATCGGTGGTAAGGTCAAGGAAGTAGCCGTCTCTTTCCGCGACTGGGTTAACGGCCACGGCGAGGTCAAGGCTAAGGCTAAGGAGGCGGCTGGTGCTGTCTCCGAGGTTGGAACCGCCGCAGCCCAGGCTGCTAAGGAAACTGGTCAGGCCGCCAAGGAGAACTTCCTTAAGAAGTGGTTCGAGGACATTAAACAGGTCGCTCTAGCGGTTCACCTCCCTGAGCTCTTCGACACAATCAGGCAGAAGTTCGTTGAGTTCAAGGACTTCGTGGTAAACACCTTCGCCCCCAAGGTGAAGGAAGGTGCTAAGAACGCATTCGGCTCTATCGGTACCGCGATGAGTCAGGCAAACTCCAATCTCAAGTCCTATGACATGGGTAAGATCCTTGTCGGGGCTATTGGCGGTGGAGTACTTATTGCCTTTACTCGATGGATAAACTCATTCAAAGAGAACTTCGACAAGATCGGAAATGTCGCTGACAAGCTAGGTAACGTCTTCGACAAGCTCGGAGGGGTCCTCGAGGCATTCGAGCAGAAGGTTAAAGCCAAAGCCCTTCTGACGATCGCAATTGCTCTCGGTGTTCTTGCCGGGGCGCTGATCCTCATGTCTCTTGTTCCGGCACCGAAGCTCCTCGTCACACTGGCTGTCCTGAAGTATCTCTTCAAGATGATGGACGATATGCTTGAGTCTATGACTAAGATGGTAGCCTTCAAGAATGACAGTGTTCGTATTGTGGCTATGCTCATTGCTATGGGTGCCGCTATGATCCTTATGGCAACTGCTGTCCGGATTCTTGCCGGAATGGATCTCAAGGGTGCTGTAGTTGGTCTTGCTGCCATGAAGATCCTGATGATGATCCTGTCTGGGTTCATGATGGTCGTTAGTAAAGACCCCTTCATGGGTAAGGGCGCTGCGATTCTTCTATCGCTGGCTGTCTCTTGCAACATCCTTGTGGCGGCTATCTGGATGCTTGGGACGATGGATACCGGCAAGCTTCTCCAGGGTGTAATTGCTCTTGGCGTTATCATTGCCGAGCTGTCGATTGCAATGGCCATCGCAGGAAGAGCCAATGCTCGAGGCGCCGCTGCAATTATTGCTATGTCAGCGGCAGTTATTGTCTTGACTGGTGCAGTGGCTATCCTTGGTAACATGGACATCATGACTCTGGCCAAGGGACTCATTGCTCTAGCAGCAGGTCTGGCGATTCTGGCTATTTCAATGGCGGCAGCAGACGCCTTCAAGGAAGGCGGCATCGCTCTGGGTATCGCGTCTATCGCATTCCTGGCCCTGGCCTCAGCAATGAAGACTCTGTCTGGTATCACCTGGACACAGCTTGCGATTGGCCTTATTGCGCTAGCAGGTGGCATGCTAATTCTGGTGGCTGCCGCGGCTGGTGCTCAGTACTTCGCAGTTGGTATGATTATCCTAACTGCGGCACTACTAGCGCTAGGTCTGGCACTACTTCCGATCTCAATCGGTATGGCGGCCTTTGCAGCAGTCCTGGGTATCTGTGCCACAACAGGTGCCGCGGCATTCCTAGTTCTGACTGAGGGTCTGAAGCAACTGGCAGCAATTCTACCGCAGGTAGCTATTGACTTCGCTAATGCTATTGCCAACTTCATCATCACTCTGGGTTCTAAAGCCCCAGAGATTGGTGTGGCTATGGCACAGCTTCTCGGCGCGATCATTTACGCCATTAATGCCAACATCCCTGGTATTGTGGCCGCACTGTTTATCCTGATCCAGGCAATGCTCACTGAGTTGGCTAACCACGCCTACGAGTTCGGCGAGAAGGGCGCCACTATTCTGGCAAACTTCCTGAATGGAATTGCGGATAACATCGGTAAGGTCATTGACGCTGCCACGAACGTTATCCTCAACTTCCTTGATGGAATCGCTAGGAATGGACCCAAGATCATTGACAAGGGTATGTGGACCGTTCTCAAGCTTCTTGAGGGCGTTCGAGACGCCATTAACAAGTACTCTCACCGATTCAACAAGGTTGGTCGAGAGATTGCTTGGGCTATTGTCGATGGTATGACCAACGGACTAGCATCCAAGGCCTGGAGCTTTGGTGAGTCCATGGTGTCCGTGGCTAAGAAGGGCTACAACCGAGTCAAGAACTTCTTCGGCATTCACTCTCCTTCTCGACTGATGAAGGAACTCGGTGGATACGTCGGAGAGGGTCTGGCTATCGGCATTGAGAACACTGGTGAGCGCGTCGCTGAGGCTGGAGACAACATGTCCAAGGCTGCATACGATGCAATGTCCGCAGCTCTTGATGGAGTCAATGAACTCGTAGAGGATGACCCGTCATTCAAGCCCGAAATCAAGCCTATCCTGGATCTCACTGAGATGCAGAAGCAGGCCAAGGGAATAAACAACTTCCTTCCCGCCATCGGAGTCACGGCACAGGCTGCTAACGCGGCTCGGCCTCCTGCTCCGATCGCAGTTGACAATTCTGACAAGAATAGTCAAAATGGTGTTACGAACATCACCTTCAACCAGACCAACAACTCGCCTGAGGCGCTGGATGCGGCTACTATCTACCGCAACACCAACACTCAGCTTGCTATGGCAAAGGACAAGTTGACACTATGATCTCAGAGATCTCGTCCACGACAAAGTCGGGGGATCGTCTAACCATCGACATCACGAACCCCTACGAGTCGGGGGTCGCGGTCAAGGAGATTACTGGTCTGGGGCCAGTAAAGGCGGACATCAGCACTGATGGATTCGCCCTGCTGGACGGAGCGTTCCTTAAGGGGATCAGGGTTGGTACTCGTACTGTGGTACTTACTCTGATCCCCTGGGGGACCGACATTCAGGAACTCCGACTCAAGACATATTCCTACTTCGGAGTCGGGGAGACCATTACTCTCGGTGTGACAACCGACTGGCTTAACGTGCACTCAGACTTCATCGTCGAGTCCGTCGAGCCGAACATCTTCTCTGAGCGGCAGGAGATCCAGGTCTCCCTTCTTGGGCTGGACCCGTATTGGAAGTCCTCCGCTACTCAGATCCAGAAGGTTGTGGGCTTCAACGACAATACCCCAACCTTCGAGTTCCCGTTCTTCTCACAGGACAACCACAAGCTCAAGTTCGGTGACATGACCAACTCTTCGGGTAAGGATATCCGATACCTTGGTGACTACCCGGCTGGTGTAACCATCACAGTCGAGTTCCTCGGAACGGTCAGTAACCTTATCCTGAGTAACACGACCTTCAACGAGACTATGTCTATCTCTCGAGCTGGAAACTTCTATGCCGGAGAGAGTATTGTTGTCGATACTCGCCCGGGAAAGAAGTCAATCACCCACCAGGCTCGAGGTAGAAAGTCTTACATCACCGGTGTTCTGGCTCCCGGGAGTACCTGGATTCAGATGCATCCAGGAATTAATACGATCGCCCTTCAGTATGCTGGAGGCGTTGATGACGTTAACGTCTCCATGGAATACGATACACTTTATAGGGGGATCTAATGCAGCTGTTCTTCGCATTCCTTCATAACTACAACTCGTGGATTGAGGTTCCGAACAACTTCTACTCCCTTAACTGGACAGAGCGGGCCTATGACTACGGCCAGTTTGAGCTCCAGCTCTACTCGGATCAGCCTGGCTATGAGTACAGTCTTGGAAACCTGTTCATTCGAGACGATACCTCTACCGCTATGGTCATCGAGACGGCCACAGTTAAGCAGGAGGATGACGGTGTCTACCTCCACAAGTATACTGGGCGCTCTCTCGAGTCGATGTTCGAGTGGAGAGTTCTACCTCACAGGCAGTGGATTGAGCCCGACAATAATGGCCAGTTCAATGCGCAGATGACGGCTGAAAACCTGGCCCATGCGCATCTTGGTAAGGATGCAGAAGCGGCTCGTAGAATCGACAATTTCAACTTCCACCGAGAAACTCGAGTGTCACAGATGGCCTACGTCAACGACACGGGCCAGAAGATCCAGGACGGGAAGTGGATCATCTATGACCGAGCTCCTATCGCTGAGATGTTCAAGAACGTCTTGTCTGCGTGCAAGCCGAACGGATATTCTCTCTTCTACAAGATCAAACTCGAGAATCAGGGTATTCACTGTTACGTAACTGCCCCGCATCTCATCAATACGATCACACTCGCTCAGGAGAATGACAACTTCTCCGACTTCGAGTCGGTAGATTCTATCGTCGATAAGAAGAGCACGATCTATGAGGTCTGGGACTCCGGAGATGTGGATCTGAAGTGGATTGCCGATGGTAGCACGCACACTCGGGCGCACACACTGCGATCTGAGAATCCAATTACTCGACGAGAAGTCTTGTGGGATAATACTCAAGTTCACAAGCCCTACTCGATCAAGGACTGGAAAGCGCTTACCGATCTTCAGCGGAAGCACATCACATCTCTGAGCGAGGTGTGGTATCCCTTCTGGGTTCTGGACGCCATGTTCCCGAAGTATACCCCACTCAAGATGATCTCGGGCAAGATCAACAGCTTCTCCAATGTCGAGTACCGTACTGGGTTCGATGTCGGAGACATCTTCTACTACGTCCCCTCGGGCAGCAACGCAGAGCCAATTGAGTGCCAGCTGACTGAGATGACTGAGTCTTGGTCCAGTAGTGGGTTCTCTCGGGTTCCCACTATCTCAATGTCGTCTCGTACCAAGTGGAATGGTGACGGCTTCCGTATTGACTTCACTCGCGGTGGCCCCGGAGAGGTCATTGCTCCTCGAGAAAGGGATTGATGCATGGCCATTTCTAGTGGTTTCTACAACTCAGTGAATGGTGACCGGACATACGATGCGGACCAGTTCGGCTCGCTCTTCGACGGCATTATCGCACCTGGGGTCTTCCCCAATGTGGGAGACAAGTTCCGAGTCCGCCCCACCAACAACGGTATGTCCGTGTATGTCGGCGCCGGTAAGGCTTGGCTGAACAACCGATGGGTTGAGAACTCAGGTGATGAGACGGTAACCCTCACTGGTTCTCACGCGACTCTGGATCGGATTGACCTGGTCTGCATCGAGGTCGACCGATCCAAGGCTGTCCGTGGCGCCAAGATCAAGGTGGTCCAGGGGACTCCTGCGGTTACGCCTCTGATCCCGAATGTCGGGGACAGTGGTGACCGACAGACATTCGCTCTGGCCCAGATCAAAGTTATTAAGAACTCTCGACAGATTGTCGCTGAGAACATCATCAACCTTGTGGGTAGTGCCCGTACTCCATACGTTCGCGGCCCTCTCGAGACGATCAACCTGGACTCTCTCCAGGCTAAGCTCCAGGGTGAGTTCAACACCTGGTTTGACTCGGTTCGAGATGCGCTGGCTAACGCCGGGGGTAACACATCGACTGACGTTGCCAACCTTAAGGTCAGTGACAAGAACCAGAACGACCGCATCCAGGCCGTCGAGGGGAGGGTCGCTGGGACCGAGCTCAAGATTACCCAGATCAACGAGAAGTTCACTAACTCCGGGTCTGTCTATGGGATGCTCAATGACTCGAACGTCGGTGTCCACAACTCGATCTACCGAGGTGCCTCACTGGGTAACTCGGTGTCTCCATACCTCCAGGCGATCCGAAGCGGATCTTTCTCGGGTATGTATCTTGGTGACTACTGGACATATTCCGGTGTCACTTGGCGAATCGCGGCATTCAACTACTTCATCAACATCGGTGAGCCGCCCTTCCGCCAGAACCATATCGTGGTAGTTCCCGACCGGTCTCTGTTCCGAGAGGCTTGGTCTACCACGATCCCAGACCAGCGCTCATACGTCGACTCGACTCTCAACCAGTCCACCATGACTCAGGCTAGTCGCATGGCTGAGTCTCTGTTCGGACGGTCTAACATGGTTGGCGTCTGGACTCGAGTCGCTACTGGGTACGATGGTAACGGCGCAGTCAGGGATTGGCGCTGGTATAACCCGCACATCAATATCATGGACGAGGCCATGCTCTGGGGTTCGTCGATCTTCAACGATCCCCTCGCCAAGGGTATGCACCACAACCAGTTCCCCGCCTTCAGGCTCAACCCCGCCCTTGTTAACATTGAGGAGGAGTACTGGCTTCGTGAACGAGCTTCAGCACAGACTGCAGTCTACATGAAGTCTACTGGTCAGTTCTCCCACGCCCCGATTAACTACTCACTCGGGGTCCGTCCCTATCTAGCGATCGGTTAACATGCAGCACTTCGGATTCAACCCACTGCTTGATATCGTTCTTGCGATATTCTTGTCAGTACTGGGATCTTCCGGAATGTGGGCTTGGATCATGAAGCGCAGTGAGCGGAAGTCCGCCACGTCAAGGCTTCTGCTCGGAATGGCCCATGACCGGATTGTATATGTCGGGAAGACTTATCTTCATCGAGGATTTCTAACCCTCGACGAGTATGAGGACTTCATGAAGTATCTTGTAGAGCCATATTCCGAGTTCGGGGGGAATGGGCTTGCCGAGAAGATAGTGAATGAGGTCAAGAATCTTCCCGTAGTCCCCACCCCTAGACCCCCGGCAAAGAGGAAAACCAATGGCTAAGCACCTTCAGGAGAGCAAGTTGAACAACAAGTCCTATGACATCCTCAAGTGGGTTGCGCTGGTCGCCCTTCCGGCTACCTCTGCGCTCTACCTCACGCTGGCGGCTCTGTGGCACCTGCCTCACCCGACTGAGGTCGCTGGGACGATCGCCGCGATCGACACCTTCCTGGGTGTGCTTCTCGGTGTGAGCTCCACCAAGTATCAGGGTACCCAGCCCTCTGGCGCCCTCCACGTGTCCGAGGACCAGGGGATCCACGCCACCTTCGACCAGGGCGTCGCCGAGATGCTCCGGAATGGGAAGGTGACGCTGGACGTCAAGCAGGTCTAAGCGAGAAAAACCTGCGGTATAATGAACCCCTAGAAAGGAGCCCATCCATGAAGAACCCTGACCCCATTCAGCAGACAATTGAAGCTGCTCTGAAGGAGGCCGAGCTTCACGATCCTTCTAGTGAGGACTACACCACAATTGCTCGAAATGTCGAGACTCTTGCAAAAGCCAAAGCCCTTGGCGAGAGCAAGAAGCTCAGCAAAGACGCAATTCTCGGTGCAGTTACCTCCATGGCAGGTATCGTAGCCGTCCTCCAGTACGAGCGACTTGCCGTCGTCAGCTCGAAGGCGTTTGGTTTGATCATGAAGGTTAAACCCTTCTGAGATTCGTCAGGCCCCCTGTGCTATATGCATGGGGGGCTTGGCTTATCTTTTTTGCCCGCGTAGGAATCTTTGAGTATATTGAAGACCCTACTCTGAAAGGACCTCCCATGCTCTACATCATCCTCAGTGCTATCGCCATTGCTAGCGTTGTGTATGCTGTACACTGCCACCTCAAGAACCGTCGCCTCACCAAGCAACTCAAGTATGTTGTTCTGATGGGCACGACTCTCGAGGAGATGTACTCCGCATACTACTACGCAGCGAAGGAGCACATGGACCCGATTGAGTTTGAGAAGCTTTACGAGACGCTGTGCTCTCACTGATAGTTCTATACCCCTACATGGGGTATAGGCTTTCGCGTAGAAAACGGGCTCTATATTGAAACCCGTCATAGAAAGGACACTCTCATGAACCTCTCTCCCGCCGCTGCACAGGCCGCCCTCGACTACGCCGAGGAGCTTGCTGCTACTGGACTGAGCTCTGAGCAGTACGACCACTACTACCTCTGACACAGTTCTAGATCCCGCCATGGGATCTAGGCTTATCTTTTTTTGCTCGCGTAGTAATCCTCGAGTATATTGAAGACCCTTAGAAAGGAACCACAATGACCACCCTCCTCGCTCTTGTCATCGCCCCCTTCGTCGTCATCGGCACCCTGCTGATTGTCGCCGAGATGGTTGGCAAGAAGAAGACCTGGAACTTCTGATCCTACCACCTTCCAGCCAAAGATCCCGCCATGGGATCTAGGCTTATCTTTTTTTTCGCAGGATAAACTCGTGCTATATTGAAGATCCTACGAAAGGAAAGACTATGCTCTACATCGCCCTTTGCCTCGTCACCATCCTCAGCATCTTCTTCGCTGTTGCTCACGAAGAGCAGAAGTACGCCGCCTTTAATCTTAAGGCCCGCGTGCGGACGCTCGAGAACGAGAACGCGAAGCTGCGTGCTGAGACGATGACCGACGAAGAGTGGAACGCGATGGTGGAACAGGCTCTCGCCAACATCCACTGATCATTCACCTATACCCCGACTTGGGGTATAGGCTTTCCGCGAGAAAAACCATGCCTTATATGAGACCCCTCTGATTTGAAAGGAAACCCTCATGACTGAGACCACCGACACCTCCGTTGAGACCAACGAGAAGATCGTCGAGTTCAAGTTCAACAAGGACGCTGTCCTGCCCGCTATCAAGCGCAACTCCAAGAAGTTGATTGCTG